TTTGCAAGGTCCCAAACCTGACCGCAAACGCTGAGACCTTCGGGTCGCATACGACCCGGAGCCCACCAATGCCCACCCCTCGCGAACACATCCTCACCGCTCTGGCGGACCTGTTGCGCACGGTGCCGCATGTGCCGGTGCTGCGTGGCGAGGTCCTGCCGGAGCGCATCTCCCCAGCAGGCCTGCTGATCTTGCGCGACGGCGATCCCGGCGATCCTGCGGTGACGCTGTCGCCGCTGAGCTATCACTACCAACATCGCGCCGAGCTTGAAGTCATCGTGCAGGGTGAGGCCCAGTCTGCGCAGCAGATGCAAGGGTCCGGGGGACCCTTGCAAGGAACAAACGACCGCGACACTGCCTTTGCAGCCCTTTGCGCCCAGATCGGCGCTGTCATCCGTGCAGACCGCACGCTCGGCGGGCGGTGTGACTGGGTTGAGGCAGAGGCGCCACAGCCGGTGGATCTGCCCGTTGAGGGGGATGCCAGCCTGAAGGCGGCGGTGATCCCGGTGGTCCTGCATTATTCAACTGACGACCCGCTGGCCTGACCCACCCCACAACCTGAGGAGAACACAATGGCACGAGCCCAAGGGGCGCGGGCGCAGATGGCGCTTGCGTTTGAAGCCGATTATGGCACCCCACCCGAGACCGGTTACGTCAAGATGCCTTTCGCCAGCTCGACGCTTGGCGCAGAGCAACCACTGCTCGAGTCCGAGCTGCTCGGCTATGGCCGGGATCCGCTCGCGCCGATCAAGGACGCGTTGACCAGCGATGGTGACGTGGTGGTTCCGATCGACGCGGTGGGCTTTGGCTACTGGCTGAAGGCCACCTTCGGCGACCCGACCACGACCGGCGCGGAGGCTCCCTACACGCATGAGTTTCACTCGGGCGGATGGGACCTTCCAAGCCTCGCCATCGAGATCGGCATGCCAGAGGTGCCGCGCTTCGCGATGTACGCGGGCTGCGTGGTGGATCAGCTGTCCTGGCAGATGACGCGATCCGGCCTGCTGACTGCCTCCGTCAGCCTCATTGCCCAGAGCGAGACCCCGGCGACGACCACGGGAGCGGGCACACCGACCGAGATCGCGCTGCAGCGGTTTGGCCACTTCAACGGCTCAATCAAGCGCGACGGCGTGGCCCTTGGCAATGTGGTCTCGACACAGATCACCTATGGGAACAACCTCGATCGCATCGAGACGATCCGCGCCGACGGCAAGATCGACGGAGCTGATCCCTCCATGGCAATGCTCTCGGGCAGTATGGAGGTCCGCTTTGCCGACACCACGCTGATGGATCAGGCGATCAACGGCACCGATTGTGCGCTTGAGTTCTCCTACAGCCTGCCCACCGGCGAGAGCCTGACCTTCACCGTGCACTCCGTCTATCTCCCGCGTCCACGCGTCGAGATCGGTGGGCCGCAGGGCATTCAGGCCACCTTTGATTGGCAGGCTGCCAAGGAAGCCATCCTGGACCGGATGTGCACGGTCACGCTCATCAACGGCGTGGAGGCCTATTGATCATGCTGAAGCTTGACCTCTCGACCGATCCGCGCTGGCTCGATCTCGCCCCCGGCGTCCGGGTGCGCCTGCTCCCGCTCACCACCGCCCTGATGGTGACCACCCGCAACGATCCCAGCATTGAAGCCCTTCCCGAGGACGCCAGCGTTGAGGACCGCGCGCTGGTCTTTGCCAAGGCGCTGGGGCGGCGCGCCGTGGTGGAATGGGAGGGCGTGGGCGACATGGACGGCAACGTGCTGGACCTGACGGCTGACGGTGTCGACGCCTTGCTCGACATCTATCCGATCTTCGAGGCCTTCCAGGCAGGCTACGTCGCCAAGGCACTGATCCTGGATCAGGAAAAAAACGTCTCCGCGCCCTTGCTGACTGGCACTTCAGCGGGGGCGATCGCTACTGCGAGGCTTGCGAAGCCCTCGAGACTTACGAAGCCCGCGAGGCATGCAAAGTCCCGTGCCCGGAGTGCCCAGCCAAAATAAACCGTCCCCAGACCTTTGAGGGCGCGCAGGTCTGGGACCTGGTCGGACGGCTGGGCGGCCAGCTGCGCGCCACACAACAGACCATCCTCGGCTGGGACATGGGAGCTGCGCTGGCCATGGCGCGCGCCCTTGGCATCAACGGCCTCGCAGCGATGGAGCTGCTGCCCGAGATCGAAGCCGTCATGGTCAAACGCGTGAATGAACAGATTGGAGGGCTGGATGGCCGATAAACGCGTCTTCGTGCGCCTCGCAGCCGTTGGCGGACGACAAGTAAAGGCGGAGCTGATTGGCATTGGCGACGCTGGCGCGCGCGGGCTCGGGCGGCTGTCGCGCGAGGTCGATGTGGCCAACGCACGGCTTGCTGCATTCACGCGCCGCGCCACGATCGCAGCGGCAGCCGCAGGTGCAGCTGTGGTGGCAGCTGGTGCTGCGATGATCCGCTCCGGACTGCAAACGATCGACCAAACCGCAAAGCTGGCGCAATCGCTCGATACGACGGTCGAAAGCTTGCAGGTGCTGGAGCGTGCTGCTGACCTCTCGGGCGTCTCCATGGGCAATGTCGAGCAGGCCACGGTGCAGCTGACACGACGGTTAAGCCAGGCTGCCGCCGGTGCGGGCCCAGCCGTCGATGCCCTCGACCGCCTTGGGCTCTCAGTCAGCGAGCTACAAAACCTGCCGCTCGATCAGCGCATCGCTTTGATCCAGGACCGGCTGGCGGAGTTCGTGCCGGAGGCAGAGCGTGCGGCGGTTGCCTCGCAGTTCTTTGGCGATCGCGCGGCCATCGTGTTCACCCGCATTGATACCGCCACGCTGCGTCAGGCCACCGCTGATGTGAATGATTTTGGCATCGTTGTCTCTGAGCAGGACGCGGACCAGATCGAGCGCACCAATGATGCGATCTCCCGCCTCGGTCTGATCTGGCGCGGCGTCTCAAACCAGCTGGCGGTGGCCGCAGCACCCGCGCTTGAAGCAGTAGCGGATGCGCTGGCGGCGATGGCGCGCACAACCGGTCCTCTTGGAAGTGCCATTCAGGGTCTGTTTGAGAACATTGGCCGACTGACCACATACGCCGTGACCTTCGCAGGCGTGATGGCGGGCCGGTGGGTGGCCGGGCTTGTGGCCGCGACCTTCTCGGTCAGTGGGCTGGTGACCGGTCTGGTCTTTCTGCGCGCAGCGCTGATCCGCACCGGCATCGGTGCGCTAATCGTTGGCGCAGGCGAGCTGGTCTATCAGTTCACGCGGCTGGTTTCTGGCGCGGGCGGGTTCGGCAACGCGCTTGATCTGCTCAAGGACGTGGCGGTTGAGGTCTGGGACCGGGTATCGCTCAGCGCGGATGCAGCTTGGGCACGCGTGGAAGCCGGATGGGCCACGGCGCAGGCCGGTATTTATGACGGTCTGCAAGATGCAACAGCGGCGGTGGTCGGCTGGGCAAACAGTACCGTCAACACATTCGAGGGCACGTTCCTTGCAGTGCAGGCCATCTGGGACGCGCTGCCGGATGTTTTCGAGCGCGTTGGTGCACTTGCAATCAACGGTCTGGTCGAGGTGATGGAGACCGGCATTGCGGGCATTACCGAGGCGGTCAACGGCGTATTGACCCTTGGCGGTCTGCGTCCCGAATGGGCCATCGCAGCCCCTGATCTCTCGGAATGGCAGTCCGCGGTCCTGGAAGCCGTTAACCTTGGAGCGCGGGCGCGGGAGGCCTACGACAGGGCCTTCTCGGACAATCCATTCCAGGTGCCTGAACTCTTTGGCGGCATGGCAGATGATGCGCGCGGCAGGGCGGCTGGCTATGCCGAGGCAGCTGGAATGCTCTCAGATGCAGCGTCCCGCCCCATGACCGCATGGCAGGCGCTGAAGGATGCCATTTCTGGTGCGGGCGATGAAGGCACGGCGGCGCTCGAAAGTGCCGCCAATTCAGCGGACCGGTTCAACAATGCGCTGGAGGAGACCGAGGATCAGGCAGGCCGCGCGGGTGGGGCAGCGCGTCAGGCAGGTACTGATGCGGCCAAGGGTGCCGAGGCGGCAGCCACTGGCTGGCAGGCGGTTGTGAACGCGGTCAGCGAATACGCGGACAAAGCCCGCGATGTGGGCGCAGACATCGGCAACGTGCTCGTGAGCGCGTTTCAAAGTGCGGAAGACGCCATTGGCAATTTCGTAAAGACCGGCAAGCTGGATTTCAAAGGCCTGGTCACCTCGATGATCGCGGACCTCGCCAAGCTCGGCGCACGCAAGTTCATCCTCGGGCCCATTGCCAATGCGCTTTCCGGCGCGCTGGGCAACCTCGGTGGCATGTTTGCCGGTGTGTTCCATCAGGGCGGTATCGTGGGCGGTCCTGCGCCCTCGCGCATGGTGCCTGCCATAGCTTTCGCCAACGCGCCCAGAATGCACCAAGGTGGCTGGGCCGGGCTCAAATCCGACGAGGTCCCGGCGATCCTGCAGCGTGGCGAGCGCGTGCTCTCGCGGCGGGAGGCCCGCAGCCACGGTGGCGCTGGTGGAGGCGGCAACAGTGGCGGCGGCGTCACCATCAACATCCAGACCCGTGATGCCGAAAGCTTCCGGCAGAGCAGAACGCAGGTCGCAGCCGATATCGCCCGCGCGGTCTCCATGGGCCGGAGGGGCATGTAATGGCGTTTCACGAGGTGCAGTTCCCCGACAATATCAGCCGCGGCGCGCGTGGCGGGCCACAACGCCGCACGCAGATTGTTGAGCTGGCTTCGGGCCGTGAGGAGCGCAACGCCAGCTGGTCGGCCTCGCGGCGTCGCTACGATGTCTCCTACGGCATCCGCCGCGTCGATGACCTGCACGCGGTGGTCGCCTTCTTTGAGGCCCGCCTCGGGCGGCTCTATGGCTTCCGCTTCAAGGATTGGGCGGATTACAAATCCTGCGCGCCCTCAAAGGGCGTTTCTGAGATGGATCAGCTGATAGGCACCGGGGATGGCGAGACCACAGCGTTCGCGCTGACCAAAGCCTATGGCACCGCGCCCCACATCTACCAGCGCCGCATCGAGAAGCCGGTTGCGGGCACAGTGCGTGTCGCGCTTAGCGGAGCAGAGCAGTTCAATGGCTGGTCCATCGATAATGACACCGGGATCATCACGTTTGATGCGGCTCCGGACTCCGACGTCTCTATCACAGCTGGCTATCAGTTCGACGTGCCGGTCCGCTTCGACAGCGATCTGATGGACGTCACCCTCGATATCGAGCGCCTCGGCTCGATCACATCCATCCCGCTTGTGGAACTCCGCCTCAGCTAAGGACCCCGCCCATGCAAACTTATACGCCCCTTGAGCATCGCCCGGGCGACACGCCCCAGCTGTACGACATCGACGGCGGGCTTGTTGCGCAAAACGCAGACGGCAAAGTCGTCCGCCTCAATTCCAGCCAGCAGGTCACAGCCGTCGCGCCAGTGCCGATCGAGGCCGAGGAGCGCTATGCGTTCCGCGCTGTGTTTCGGCGTGCCACCAACAGCCCCGATCCCTCCGACGATGCCATTGCTTGCGGCATCGACTGGCTGGCAGCGGACAAGACCCCGCTGTCCACAACAACCATCGAGACCATCCTCAATTTCACGGTCGCGGACGGGCGGCGCGAGGTCCGCACCTCCGTCGTTGCAGAAGCCGATGGCCCCTCCAGCGTCGTGGCCCCAATCGGTGCACGCTACGCCATTCCCTGGGTGCGCACGTTCGGGATCAATCACGCCACAGACGTCGAGGTCTGCAGCCTCGAGCGGCTGCCCTTTGTCTCGCTGCCCGTCGCGCGAACATTCTATGTCACCATGGACGGCAAGGACCTAAACGAGGGCTCCTCGCTGACCGCACCCCTGGCCTCCATTGCCGAGGGCCTCGCGCGCGCAGCCGCTGTAGCGCAGCCCTGCGTGGTGATCGTACAGCCCGGCGAATACACTGTGCCGCCCAATACGATCATCTCCGCCAACTGCGCGCTTTACGGCTACGATCTGCGCGTCACCAAGCTGAGCCTGCCGCCCGGCCAAGAGGTGAACAACATGTTCCAGATGTCCAACGGCATTAAAGCCCGCGGCTTTACCTTTTCAAACCTGCGCCATGAGCCCTACACCCTGGCGGGCGGACCACCGCAAAAAGGCTGGGCCTTCGTCTTCAAGCCCGGCGAGCTTCTCACGCGATCACCCTATATTGCCGATTGCTCGCAGCTGCATGCCTTCACCCAAGACCAGATGAGCCTTCCGATCGACAAAGCCGCAGGCAATCCCCTGATGCCGCGAGGCGGGGGCAACCTGCTGGCCGACGGCTCGGTGCTCGCCCCGTCCTCCCCGCTGCGCTCGGTGGTGGTCGACAGCTATACCGCGATCAATCCCAATGGCGTGGGTTACGCCGTCACCCGCAACGCTTTTGTCCAGCTGGTCTCGGTCTTCACCAACTGGGCCCGCGTCGGCCTCTGGGCGCATGACGGCGGCCAGATCACCGTCGCCAACTCTAACAACACCTTTGGCGATTATGCCCTCGCTGCGACGGGGTTTCGCAACACGGTCCAGATCGAAGGGCTGGCCGGAACCGGCGTGCTGGCCACCCAAACCGCCACCGCCAACACAATCACCGCCCAGACCGAGGCCATCATCACTGCCCTGATGGGCACCCGCTATCCAACTCTTGCAGGCTTCAATGGCCTGTCGGAGCGCGACAAGGCTTTCACCGAGCGCGACACCCGCACCCTGCTGCGCAGCCTGATCAATGATCTGCGCTCAGGCCAGGACCGCTGCGCGCAGTCCTTTGCCAAAGGGCTCTTCGACTGGAACGCCAATTATGTCTTCTCCATCGCCCTCGTGCCGCTGTTTCTCGCCACTTGGGAGCAGGTCCGCCTCGAGCTGGTCGACCGGATCACCGACAACGCGGCACAGGCCATGATCACCTCCCTGATCGGACTGATCTCGGATGTGATCGCGCGTCCGCAAGACTACCGCGTGGGCTTTGCCTCCGTCATCGAGGCCACCGGCCAGCAGTTCAGCTACGCAGGCTCCGGCGTCAATTACAACGCGCTGCCCTTCAGCCAGCGTGGCACCGGCCGCGCCCCTGATCCCGCCAGCACCCTGCTCAAGACCGGCGGTGGCCGGATCTACGCCACCTTCTCCACCGAGGTCGGCGACACCTATCTTGGCGAAGACCTGCGGGTGGATTTCGAGCGCAACACCATCGAAGGCCAGGCCTTCTCGCGCGGTGTCCAGAACATCGCCCTTCCTCTCATCATCGGTCTCGGAGCCTGACCCATGGCCACTATCACTACACCGCGTCCACCGCTGAACCTCTTCGAGGTCGTCCGCCAGACGCTGACTACCGACTGGGCCACGGTCTATGACGTGCCCGATTACCTGATCCCAGCCTCTGGGCCAGATCCAGCGCGCGCCATTGCCGCCGCCGCCATCATGACCGGCGTGCTGATCACGCCTGCGGCCGAGGCCGCTGTGCGCGTCTCGATCCGGGTGCTGGCGCTGAACAACACGCCGTGGCTGCTGCTCGACCGCGCCTTTGCCCCCTCGGGCGATGTGCTCTCGATTGGGCTTGACCGCCAGGTGCTTAAATCGGGTGAGCGGCTGCAAATGAAGGTCGAGGCTGGCGAAGCGGCCGTCGCGCACTTTTCTTTCATCCTCAACCAACGCGAAGAATTCACGGTGATCACATGAGCGCGCTCAGCTACGGCACTGGCCGGGGCCGCTTTGTCGGCCAATCCCTGATCTATCCCGTCCCGATCCCGCTCGACGCCGCGCAGTATTTCGGGGCGGCAGTGGTGGGCGAGGACGGCCAGTTCTACTACTCGAACGGCCTCGAATGGATCGTGCCCATCGAGGATAACGAGATCCTGCGCCCGTCCGCACTGGTGCCGTTCAGCGTGGATGAGCGCACCCAGCTGCGCCTGACCACGTTTCGCTCACCTGCTGGCCTCGAGCAGACCGGGATCATCTTCGAGATTTCCACCAATGGGGCGGATTTTGACGGCGCGATCACGCGCATCGTGCCGGGCTTCGGCAATGCCTATCAGATCGAGTTTCCCGAGGACGGCTTTGGCCCCGGCGATCGCGTGCTCTGGCGCGCGGCCTACACCGGAACGGGCGGTGCGCAGTCGAACTTCTCCGTGCCCTATGCCCAGACGTTTCCGGAGCTGATTTCGCGTCCCAGCCCGATCACCCGCGAGAATGCCATCACCGGCACCGTGCGTGTGACCGATTTTGAAAGCGCTGCGATCTTTGGCTATGGCTATGCCGAGACCCAGACCGAGTTTTACGCGCCCGATGCGACGCCGGGTGTCGATGCGCCGCCGATCACCGTGACCCAGACCGGCGGAGCGATCACCACCGTACCGATCCCGCCGCTGGAGCCCGCACAAGATTATCTCTGGCGCAGCCGCTATGGCGGGCGGCTCAATGCCGCCGCACCGGTGATTTATTCAAACTGGTCGAGCCCAAGGGTGTTCTTTCTGGGCGCAGCGTCGCTGATTCTGACCTATGATCTGACGCTGGCCACCGCGCGCACAATCCACATCCCGCTGGGCGGCGGCACCGTGAACAACCCGCTCGACGTGACCATCGATTGGGGCGATGGCAGCACCGAGCGGTTCACCACACCGGGGATCAAGCCGCATGCCTATGCCGAGAGCGTGGGCCCGCGTGTCACTGTAACACTGACAGGACGCATGGACTGGTATGGCACGAGCCAGCCGATAGATCAGGCCGGACTGGTGCGCGTCGAGAACATCGGCTTTGCCATGGGCCTGACCAGCCTGCGTGGTGCGTTCCGCGGAACCACCATCGCGCTGGATTACATCACGCCAAACATCCCAGAGACTGTCACCAGTTTTGAAGAACTGTTCTACGAGAGCGCCTGCGCGGCCGATCTGCGCGACATGGACACGCGCAACATCACCACGATCCGGCGGATATTCTTCCGTTCCGACGGCACAGGCCCCAATTGCGCGAACTGGGATGTGGGCCGGGTGGAGGATGTGTTTCAGGCTTTTGCCAATTCCCAGATGAACAGCCCGTTCTCCTTGGGCAATTGGGAGAGCCTCACCTCGATGGAGGAGATGTTTGTTCAGACCATCGGCGATTACTACGGCGGGCGCGACGGCCGCGTGCGCTTCAACCAGCCGATCGCGACATGGGACATGAGCAGCATCACCAACATGCGCCTGATGTTCGGCTGCACGGCCAATGCCAATGTCGGTGGCATTGGCGCGGACTTTAACCAGCCGATCAACGCCTGGGATGTGCGCGCGGTCCAGAGTTTCGAGGGCTTCATGGGCCATCTGAGTAATCCGGGTATCAGCCAGAACACCCATGCCTTCAACCAACCTCTGAACCAGTGGAACACTTCGGCCGCGGCCAATATGACCCGCATGTTCGCTATAGCGCGCAGTTTTAATCAGGACATCTCCAGCTGGAACACTGCCAATGTCACCACGATGGCCGGTATGTTCCGCGGCGTGGCGGGGGTGCACGGGTTTAACCGCAGCCTCAATGCCTGGGATGTCTCCGCTGTCACCGACATGAGCGAGATGTTCTCGTTCAGCCTCTACAACCAACCGCTGGCAGGCTGGGAGGACGAGGGAAGCACACTAGCCAATGTCTTCGACATGAGTTTCATGTTCAACGCTTGCCCGTTCAATCAGCCGATCGGCAACTGGGACGTCTCCAACGTCACGACCTTTGAGGCAATGTTCGCAACGGGTCTTACAAATACCCGCACCAACTACTTCGACCAGGACCTGTCGGACTGGGACGTTTCCAGCGCCATAATCATGCGGCACATGTTTGGCAGCCTCGGCCGTGGCAGCGGTCAGGTCCAACCGTTTAACAACGGCGGCTCTCCGGGCATCAACACTTGGAATGTGTCTGCCGTGACCAACATGTTTGCGATGTTCGGGCGCGGTCAGAACGAGGGCATAATCAGCGATTTCAACCAGCCGATCGGCAATTGGGATGTGTCCAACGTTACCGATATGCGCGGCATGTTTGATGCCAGGACAAGCAACCATTCGTTTGATGAAGACATTTCAGGATGGAACCTCAATCCGAGCGTCCAGCTTGATGGCTTCATGCGCGATTATCAATCAGATGGGGCTGGCCGACAGTTCTCCGAAGAGAATTACTCCCGCCTTCTCACGGGATGGCCGAACCGTGTTGCCCAGAACAGCGGCCCCTTCATCGTCAGTACCACGTTCGAGGGTCGTTCCTTCAATGCCACCGCATACTATCCCGCCTCGCGCTTCACCAACGCTGCCGATGGGCGCGCATACCTCGTTGCTGCGCGGGCCCTTTCGGTTGTTGGTGCGTCTGATCCAGATGCAAACGGAAGTTATGCATTCAACGCGGCGACGGGATCCTACGTCAACGGCAATGGCTGGTTCTTCCTGAAGTCGGGGCCGACATGGACCCTGTTCGATGACACGAGCGCAGAACAGTCCACCGGCGACGGAACCCACGCGTGGGAGGTCGCCGCATGGACAGGCGTTCTGTCTGGCGCGACCGTGCTCAACGCGGGCGCGGGCTGGACAATTACAGGAGATAGCCCGACATGACACACAGCCTGACAGCACAATCGCGCACATTTTGGATTGCCCACAGCACGGACGACCTGCAGAGCGGTATGCTCGCTCCAGGCGAGCGCATCTCGACAGGGTTGGACCACCTCGAGACGCACAACAGTGCGCTGGTCCAGCGCCAGCGTCTGGACGCGCTGAAACGGGATTATCCAAAAGCCCTCGCCGAATGGCTGGAAACCCTGCGCCTACGCGATCCGTTCGCAAAGCTGGCGGATCATCGTTGGCGATACGAGACGGCAGGCCTCGATTTGCCGGGTGGGCAGCGCATCCAGACCACCCGCGAAAGCCAGGCGCAGATCACCGCCGTGATCAATTCCCTGCAGCTGAGTCTCATCACTGAACCCGTCACCTACAAGCTCGACAGCGGATGGGCGGAATTGACCACCGCACAGGTCACGGCCGTGGCCCAGGCCGTCGGCGCGCATGTCAAAGCCTGCTTTCGGGCCGAGCGCGTCGTGGCCGCCCAGCTGGACGCCATGGACGATCCCACAAAGGCCGATGTCGCCGGGCTGTTTCAGGCGGCATATCTTGCGGAAATGACAGAATGACATTGTTCGATGCGACCCGCGACCAGCACCACGCCTGCGAGCAACACCCACTGGGGCAACGCATGGCTGCGGGCAATATCACCCGCGCGGAATGGGCCGCCTGGCTGTCGGCGTTTCGCACACTGCACCAAATTGTCGATCCGGCGCTGCCTGCAAAAATGCACCGCGATGCATTGCTGGCAGCGGATCTCTCGGTGCTGCCAGCGGTACCACCGAGCCGTGCTGCCCTGCGGTTTGCGCTTCAGCTTTGCGGCTCTGATGCGGACATGGACACCACGGGTGCGGCTTATGTCTTGCATGGCGCGCACCGGAGCGGCGGGCGGGTGCTGGCCCCGAAGCTGATCAAGCGGGGGCTGCCTTGCGGCCACATTGTCTACCGTGATCCCGAGGCCGTGCAGGCATGGGTGCAGCACACCCGCGGCCGGGTCGATCTTGCCCCTCAGGCCCGGGCCACATTCGCCTGTCTGCTGGCGGTCATGGATGAGATCATCGCGCGGGATGATTTCGCGGCGCCGCGCATTGCGGCGGAGGCTGCGCGATGAAGACCCTTTCACCCGACCTGCAAGCCCATCTCGACAGCGGCACGACCACGCTGGCGTGGTGCTGGCGCATCACGCGGGCCGACGGCGTTGTGCTGGGTTTCACCGATCATGATCGCCACCTGACCTTTGACCAGACCACATTTGAGCCAGAGAGCGGTCTTGTGGCCTCTGAGGTCCGGTCGGGATCTGATCTGTCGGTCGATGCGCAGGACGCTGAGGGCGTACTGACCTCGGACCGCATTAGCGAGACCGACATATCCGATGGCCGCTGGGACAACGCGGCCGTCGAGGTCTGGCGGGTCAATTGGGCCGACACGGGCCAGCGCGTGCTCATGCGCCGTGGGGCCATCGGGCAGATCAGGCGTGGGCGGTTAGCCTTTGTGGCTGAGGTGCGCAGCATGGCCCATGTACTGGGCCAGACGGTGGGGCGCAGTTTTCAGGGAACCTGTGACGCAGCCCTTGGCGATGCGCGCTGCGGGATTGATCTGGAGAACCCGGCCTTCAAGGGCACAGGTCTGGTGACCGACCTGCTGCGCGATCGCACCTTTCTGGCCTCTGGCATTTTCAGCTTTGCGGATGGCTGGTTTTCCGGCGGCACGGTGGCTTGGACATCCGGTGCGAATGACGGGCGGTTGGCAGAGGTCCTGATCCACGCCGTGTCGGGCGGGATCGTCACAATAACGCTGCTCGAAGCACCGGTGCGGGCAATCACACCCAGCGATACCTTCGTGATCCGCGCAGGCTGCGACAAGCGCGTCGAGACCTGTCGGGACAAGTTTGCCAACAACGTGAACTTCCGCGGCTTTCCGCACATCCCCGGTCAGGACGCCATCATCCGCTACGCCACCAAGGACGGTGGCCACGAGGGCAATGTTCTATGACCACCACCTCAACGCGCCGTCACGCGCCCCGCCCCGCTGATCCGGACGTAGTGGTAGCCGCTGCCCGCGCATGGCTTGGCACGCCCTATCACGATCAGGCCAGTCTGCGCAGTGTGGGCTGTGACTGCCTCGGCCTCGCGCGCGGCGTCTGGCGCGACGTTGTGGGACCGGAACCGGTGCCAATTCCTCCCTACAGCCGCGATTGGGGTGAGACCGGGCACCGCGAGGTGCTCTTCGAAGGGGCAGCACGCGCCATGATTGCGGTGCCGGTCGACAGCGCCGCGCCCGGCGACATGATCCTGTTTCGCATCTACCGCGGTGCGATCGCCAAGCATGTCGGCATTCTCACCGCGCCTGACCACTTTGTGCATGCCTATGAGCGTCTCGGCGTGATCGAGGAGCCCCTGACCGAGGCCTGGCGGCGGCGCATTGCCTTTGCCTTTCGTTTCCCGCGCCCAAAGCGCGCCCGCAAAAAGAGATCCTGACCCATGGCCACACTTGTTCTCGGCGCTGTGGGCACCGCCCTCGGCGGCACCTTCATTTCCGGCACGGTCCTCGGGCTGACCGGTGCGGCCATCGGTGGCTTTGTTGGCTCAACCATAGGCTCGGTCGTCGATAGTTGGATCATCTCGTCGCTGACACCTGGTCAGCGGATCGAAGGCGCGCGACTGGACAACCTGCGGATCACCTCCTCGACCGAAGGCGCGATCCTGCCCCGAGTTTACGGGCGCATGCGCATGGGCGGCAATGTGATCTGGGCCACGGATTTTCGGGAGGAGGTGCGCACCACCACCCAAGGCGGTGGCAAAGGCGGTGGAGGCGGCAAGGTCACCACCACCGAGTATCTGTATTTCGCCAGCTTCGCGGTTGCGATCAGCGAAGGCGCGATCAGCGGCATTGGACGCATCTGGGCCGACGGCAAGCCAATGGATATGCAAGGCGTGGTCTGGCGCTGGTATCCGGGTGATGAGACGCAAACAGCGGACCCGTTTATCGCGGCAAAAATGGGTGCAGGGAACACGCCCGCCTATCGCGGCACCGCTTATATCGTGTTCGAGGAGCTTGCGCTGGAGACCTTCGGCAACCGCCTGCCGCAGCTGTCCTTCGAGGTTTTCCGCCCGCTTGCGGAACCCGACACTGCCGAGGGGCTGACAAAGGCAGTCACCATCATCCCGGCCTCGGGCGAATTCAGCTATGCAACACAGATCGTGCGCAAACGTGAAGGATCGGCAACAACGGCCGAGAACGCCAACGCGCTGGCCAGCACCGCAGATTTCGTGGTGGCGTTGGACCGGCTGCAGGCGCAGGCCCCCAAGGTCAAAAGCACCTCGCTGGTTGTGGCCTGGTTCGGGGATGATCTGCGCGCGGCGAGCTGCAAACTGCGCCCCGGCGTCGAGGCGGCCAGCAAAAGCACGACGCCCGGGTGGTCTGTGAATGGCGTGGGGCGCGCGAGCGCGTATTTGGTCAGTCGCGACAGCGCCAATCGACCGGTCTATGGCGGCACGCCAGCAGATTTCACGGTCGAGCAGGCGATTCAAGAGATCAAAGCGCGCGGGCTGCGCGTGACGTTTTATCCGTTCATCCTGATGGATGTGCCCGCAGGCAATACGCGGCCGAACCCTTACAGCGACAATGCGGGCGAGGCAGGACAGCCTGCTTTCCCCTGGCGCGGACGGATTACCTGTAGCCCGGCCGCAGGATACGCAGGCACCGCGGACAAAACCGCCACGGCCGCTGCGCAGGTCGCGGCGCTGTTCGGCGCGGCCACGCCTGCACAATTCGTGGTGTCAGGCACGAATGTCACCTTTACCGGCCCCGCTGGTGAGTGGAGCCTGCGCCGCATGGTTCTGCATTACGCGCATCTGTGCAAAGCGGCTGGAGGCGTCGACGCATTCATCATCGGCTCGGAGATGCGCGGGCTCACACAGGTCCGCTCTGCAGCTGGAACCTATCCCAGCGTCGCGCAATTGCGTGCCCTTGCGGCGGATGTGCGCGCGATTCTCGGCCCGGGCACCAAGATCAGCTACGCAGCCGACTGGTCAGAATATTTTGGCCACCACCCGGACGATGGCAGCGGCGATGTGTATTTCCACCTCGATCCGCTCTGGGCCGACGCCAACATCGATTTCATCGGCATCGACAACTACATGCCGCTGTCCGACTGGCGCGATGGCTATGCCCATCGCGACGCCCAGAACTGGCCGGTGATCTACGATAGCAACTACCTGCAATCCAACATCGAAGGTGGCGAAGGCTTCGACTGGTTCTACGTCGGCGTTGATGATCGCACTGCGCAAGTGCGGACCCCGATCACAGACGGCTCGGCGGCCAAAGCATGGGTTTTCCGCAACAAGGACCTGCCCAGCTGGTGGAGCAACCCGCACTTCAACCGCCCCGGTGGTGTCGAGAGTGCTGTGCCCACCGCATGGGTGCCGCAATCCAAGCCCTTCTGGTTCACCGAGTTCGGATGCCCCGCCATCGACCGGGGCGCCAACCAGCCCAACGTGTTTTTCGATCCCAAGTCGTCCGAGAGCTTTGCGCCGCACTTCTCGCGCGGTTGGCGCGACGACGCCATCCAGCGGGCGTATCTTGAGGCAACCCTCGACTATTGGGGCAAGCCCACCAACAACCCGGTCTCGACTGTGTACGGCGACCGCATGATCCGGATCCCGGAATGTGCCGCCTGGACATGGGACGCGCGGCCCTATCCGTGGTTTCCCGAACTGCAGGACGTCTGGACCGATGGGGCGAACTGGCGTCTCGGGCATTGGCTGACCGGGCGACTGGGGTCCGTGTCGCTGCAAGCGCTGGTGCGCACGCTGTGCACGCGCGCCGGAATGCCCGCGGACCGCATCGACGTCAGCGGCCTCTGGGGTGCGGTCGAGGGCTATGTAATCAGCGCGCTGGAAGCGCCGCGCACATCACTGACCACGTTGGCGCGACACTTTGGCTTTGATGCTGTTGAGAGTGAGGGTGTGATCAAGTTTCTGATGCGCGGGCGCGCGCCAGTCATCACAATGTCTCCGGATGACATGGTTGCCGCACCAAGCGGCGACGGTGAGGTCTTTGAGCTGACCCGCGGACAGGAAACCGAACTGCCACAAGCGCTGAAGTGGCAGATGGCGCGCGCGGACGAGGATTACGACGCAGCGCTGGTCGAGGCCCGCAGGATCACGGTTGAAGCGTCCCGCGTTAGCGCGGAGTCCTTTCCCTTGGCGGTGCCGCCCGAGGAAGCAGAGCGCCGCTGCCGCCGCGCGCTGATGGAGGCATGGGTGGGCCGCGAAAGCGCTGCCTTCCGTCTGCCTGCATCACACCTGGCCATCGATCCCGGCGATGTCTTGCGCCTTGAGCACGACCAGCGCCTGATCGACCTGCGCGTTGTCTCCGTTGCAGACAGCGACGCGCGGGCGATGGAAACACTGTTCCAGGATCGCAGCGTTTATGATCTGCCACCCGGCCAGCCGCGCGCAGCCTCGCTGGCGCGGCCCATCGTCTTCGGCGGCACGGAGGTGGTGTTTCTCGATGTGCCGCAACTCACTGAGGCGGAGACTGACCACCAGCCGCTAATCGCGGGTTTTGCCCGGCCGTGGCCCGGGAATGTCGCGGTCTGGCGCAGTTATGCGGATGAGGGCTTCGAGCTGTTCCAGACCTTTGGTACGCAGGCGCGCCTTGGCACACTTGTCGCTGACCTTGCAGCGGGGCCGACGTCGCGCTTTGACATGGCAAACGCGCTGTTGGTCGACCTGCGCAGCGGCACGCTCGCGAGCATGACGGACCTTGCGCTGTTTCGCGGTGCCAACGCTTTCGCGGTCGAGAGCGCGCCCGGCGTCTGGGAGATAGTACAGGGCAGCATGGCCGAACTGATCGCACCTGGACGGTACCGCATCACGCGCCTGCTGCGCGGCCAGCGCGGAACTGAGCACGCGGTGGCGGCAAATGTGGCAGCTGGCTCGCGCATTGTTGTGCTGGATGCAGCGCTGTCGCGCATGCCTGTCGCGCAATCCGACCTTGGCATTCCGTGGAACTGGCGCATTGGCCCGGCATCGCTGCCATTCACCGACGAGAGCTACATCGCACGCACCTTCACGCCTCAAGGTGTCGGGCTGCGGCCATTCTCGGTTGCCAATGTCGAGCAGCCCTGGCGGCGCGGCCGCATCCCGGGCGATCTGACCCTCCGCTGGACCCGCCGCGACCGCGCGCTGGTCAGCGACAGCTGGGAAGCGGTCGAGGTGCCGATGTCCGAGGCCAGTGAAGCTTATGAGGTCGATATCCTCGACGGGGCCGACGTGAAGCGGACCTTGAGCACCACGACAACATACGCGGTCTACACGGCGTCCCAGCAGATGGCGGATTGGGGATCCTTGCTGGGTCCCGGCGATACCCTCGATATCCGCATTGCACAGCTCTCCGCGCTGGTTGGGCGCGGAACCAGCCAGACCGTGACACTGAACTTCTAAAGGACACCAAATGGCCGATACCACCACGCTCCTCACGCTGCCGTATATTCTGGCAGCGCAGGCCCAAAAGCATGTCACCCATAACGAGGCCCTGCGGCTGCTTGACGGGCTTATCCAGCTGTCGGTGCTGGACCGCAATCGCATAGCACCGCCTGCCTCACCGGTCGAGGGCGCGCGCTATATCGTGGCCAGCGGCGCGAGTGGTGCCTGGGCAGGCTGGGCCGGGGATGTGGCGCTCTGGTCCGATGGCGCATGGCTGCGCCTGCCAGCCCGCCCAGGCTGGATGGTCTGGGTGCAGGATGAGGCCACGGTGGTGGTTAGAATTGGCGCAATCTGGACGCCGTTGGATGTCGCAATGGGGCTGCTGTCACACGCCGCCAGCGTGGATGTCGCCAAGGGCACACTAGGCAGTACCACCGGAATAGCGGTGCTGGAACAAAGCCTCACCGGTCTCACCGGGGCCACGGTGACATCCGCCATCGCAATCCCGGACCGCGCCATCGTGCTCGGGGTCTCGACGCGCACCGTGACCACCATCACCGGTGCGACCTCCTATGATTGCGGGATTGCAGGTGAGGCCAGCAAATTTGGTGGCGCGCTCGGTGTGGTCGCAGGAAGCACCAATATCGGCGTGATCGGCCCGCAGGCGTTTTATGCTGACACGCCCATTGTGCTCACGGCCCGCGGTGGCAGTTTCACCGGCGGTTCTGTGCGCATCGCCATTCATTATCTGACATTGGGAGGACCGTCATGAGCGATGACACTCCCGGCCGCTTGGCAGAGGTCGGGCAGGCTTTCCGCGATCATGGTCTGACGGCAGCCATCACCGCACTGATCGGAGGCTTTCTTGCCCTGATTGCCGCCATCACGCGCCGCGCTTTTACCAATGAAGCCCTCTTGCAGCGGCTGGACCGCGAACTCATCGCCGATCGTACCCGCATCGAAGCACAGCGGGCCGAGGACCGTCAGGCTGATGCCCAGCGGCTGGACCGCATCGAGACCGATATCCGCGCCATGCGTGACGTGATGTTCGAAGCCTTTCAGCGCGGGCGTACGGACTGACCGACAGACAAACCACCCCTGAACCTATCACCCGACCCGCCTCAGAGGCGGGTTTTGCATTTCTGGAGATCCATCATGACCAACAATACCTATGCCCACTTCCGTGACGTACCCGACAGTGTCTGGCGGTGGGGGAACTTCTCGCCAGCGGAGATCGCGTGTCGCGGCACCGGCAAGCTGCTGATCAACGAGCCGGCGCTCGACAAGCTGCA